TTGGATTCCAGTCAGTGAGAGATTACCGGAAGACGGAACATATATCACTACTTTAGACGGAGAGCTTGTCGGACAGGAAGAACCATTCACGGGAATGTGCGGTATCGAAAATGGAAAATGGGATGATGAAGACTGTGTTATTGCCTGGATGCCACTTCCAGAACCATATAAGGAGGACTAAATGGGATATTGCAAATTAGAGTGTCCGGACGGCGAAACAGAGTGCTGCATCTGCTGTACTAAGAATGATTCTTGCCAGTGCAAATGTGATGATATGGACAGTTATGAATATGCAGAAGATTATGTTGAGGAGGACGAGCCATGATTACATTATTATGTGGCATATTTATCGGACTTAATGTCGGCGCATGGGGAGTGATTATGCTCGCCATACTGTACGATAAGCACCACCCAGACGATTAGAAAGGAGAACGGTATGCTGACAAGGAATAAGAAGCTGAAAGACTACGGTATTCCGGCAGAAGACATAGAAAAACTGAATACGATGCTGAAAGACTTCCCGGCAGAGTACGGATACCTGCTTTCCAGTGCTGCCTTGTCAGCTTGCCCGAAAAACACGGTGATAGCGGATATGGTTATCGAAAATATCCTACACCGGAAAAGCTACAGGAAAATCAGCAGAGAAAGATATATCCCGATGAATCCGAAGGACTTTTACGGATACAGGCGCAAGACCGTCGCTGTACTGTATGAGAGGATGCGGTTGTTTGGAGTGTGGGAGGATGAATAAATGCGATTAATAGATGCAGACGAATTAATTAAATACATTAAAATTTGGGAAATTGGCACAAGTATTAGCTCTGACCAGAAAGAGTTTATTGATTGCGTTAACGAGCAGCCGACAGCATTTGATGCGGAAAAAGTTACGGAATCGCTTATGGACAGATTTCGTGTTGTTTCCAATGATGAGGACTTGGAATGGAACAGAGCTATAGATTATGCTATTAAAATCTTAGAAGGTGGTGGAGTTGAATGAGAGAAATTCTTTTCAAGGCAAAGCGGATTGATAATGGCGAATGGGTTGAGGGGTGTTTGGTAATAGACCATTCACGGTCAAACTTATTTGAATATCGAATTCAACCAGTTGAATCAGGTGTTTTATACGCACCACCTATTGATCCAGAAACACTCTGCCGGTTCGCAGGATTTTGCGACAAGAACGGTAATAAAATTTGGAAGAATGACATTTTGATGTGCCATGGAAACCCAAAAGACCTTGTAAAAGTGCTATTTGGAGAATTTGGTGTAAGAAATATTGAAACCGGCTCCATAGTAGATAAAGTTGTCGGATGGCATTATGAGATTATTCCGACAGATGCAATCAGCAGATGTGAACCATTCTGCTGGTCAATGCCGCTGACAGAAGATTATATCGAAAGATGCGAAATGGAAGTAGTTGGTAATATTTTCGACAATCCAGAATTATTAAAGAAGAAATCAGATGAGTAAATTGTATGTAAGTGTTGGCATGAGCTTATCAATTGATTATGACGATATTGAAGCCGATACAAAAGAAGAAGCTGAGGAAATAGCAAAAGCACGAGCATCAGAAGATATTGACTACAATAACTGCAATTGCGAAGTTGACAATATGAGCGTGTGGTCTAGTTTTGAGGAGGAATCAAATGAGTAAATCAGTGCTAGTGATAAATACGCCAGAACGATGTATAGATTGCGAAATCGGACAGAATTATAGCAACATTATAGAAACCTGTGTTTCTTGCCCGATTGCAGGAAAGTCAGCGTTAGATGGAGAAGCAGAATCAATCCCTGATTGGTGTCCATTGAAGCCACTGCCGGAGAAAATGAAAGTAACTGGGCTTTATAACGGCGAGTATTTCAAAGCGGGAGGCAAACTACCGAGCTATAAGATCGGCTGGAACGATTGTATTGATGAGATTACAGGAGGAATGGATTAATGGCATGTGCAAAGAAATGTGATAGATGTGGAAAACTGTATGAGCAGTACAATTCTAAAAACGATAGAAAAAATCCTAATGGGATCATGGTATTAAATCTGGATAGTCAGAGAAGATATTTCGCACATAATGCTCTGGATTTATGTCCTGATTGTATGAAAGGATTTCAGGACTGGTTTGGAGAGGTAAAGTAGATGGAGAGATTAACACTTGAAGAAGCTATTAAATACATAAAAGAAGTAGTTTGTAAGAACAGAAAAAATAAAGAAAAGAATACTATTGTTATTCCTAACAGCTTTATAAGTAGCGCTGATTGTGCTGAAAAATACGAACAAGTTGCAAAATGGCTGAAAGAATTAAAATCTTACAAAGAAGCAGAAGAACATGGATTATTAATGAAATTACCAGTACCATTAGGAACTACAGTATATACGTTAAGTACGATTTTTGATTGTATTTATGATTATGACTGTAAAAGCTATCAAAAGTGGAAATGTAAAGAAGATATTCCATGTGAATATGAAAAGAGATCATACCATATAAAAGAAACTGAGTTCGGTTTTGTTATGGCACATTCTATTGGAGAAACCGTATTCCTCACTCGTGAAGAAGCTGAGAAGAAGTTGGAGGAGATGAAGAAGAATGGCATATAAAAATCATGAGGGCTATCCGGATCCAACATCAGGTAAGGCAATCAAGGCAGCAGGACATATGCCGACACATATTTATAATGCATACACAGTTCTGAACAACACTGCCGGGTTGCTGGGTTTAGAGATAACGGGTATCCGGGACAAGAAAACCAAGAAGGAATGGAAACGAGGAGGCTGACATCATGGATAAGAGAATTCTGGAAGAATACATAGATGCATGCGAGGTGACCAAAGAAGCAGAAGCAGAAATCCGTAAACTCGAATCAAAAAAGAATATCACAGCAAATGAGACTGTATCTGGAAGTAATCCGGAATTCCCTTACAATCCACAGCATTTTAAAGTACAGGGAACGACATATTCTTATTCAGACGATATCAGACTCAGAAACAAGAAAGAGATCCTGCGACAGAAGAAAGAGAAAGCGGAAGAACTGAAACTGCAGGTTGAAGTATGGATGATATCAATCCCATTCCGGATGCAGCGGATTATTAAATACAAGATCTTCGAGGAAATGACCTGGCAGCAGGTAGCAGATCGGATGGGACGGAAGACTACAGAGGAAAGTGTAAGAAAAGAATTTAAAAGATTTTTTGAAAAAAATTAAAGTTTGTCCGTTTTGTCCGATATGTCCGCTTCAAAGATGTTATAGTATATCATGAACGAATTGGAAATAGCCAAGACGTTCAGTTTTCTTTTCTCATACGTATCTTCCGCATATAAGATATGATGAATCCCCCGTCCTGGTCTCTGGTGGTGCTCAGATCAGGACATCCCGGAACATAGCTCAGTGGTAGAGCAGCTGGCTTATATCCAGCGTGTCGGTGGTCCGATTCCATCTGTTCCGATTGCGTGATCCACACACGCAACTTTTTTATAGTAAATCTCCTTAAAGGTGCGGAGCTGGCAGCAGTTCCGCTTTTAAAATGTTCAGGTGTCCAATTCGGACACCTTTTTATATGCCAATTTTCATACAGCGTGCACAGCACCAGCACATACATACTTTAGGCATGGATTCACTGTATGTAAGTGTTTGCACCTCCTTTCAGCGTGGTAGCAACCGGCTGTCACTATGGTGCTGGCAGGACTGTATTTCAGTAAATATCAAAAACGAAATGAATGAGAGGTGGTGAGGCTTGGCAAGAGCACCAGATCAGCGAGTAGAAGAAGCCAGAAGACTATTTGATTCTGGAATGAAATTGATTGAGATTTCTGAAAAGCTTAGTGTTCCAGAAGGGACAGTTCGAAGCTGGAAGAATAGATATAAATGGAATAATGCAACGTTGCAAAAGAAGAAACGCAACGTTGCGAGAAAAAAAGGTGGACAGCCTGGCAACAAAAATGCTAAGGGACATGGCGGTACAGGACCACCGGGAAATAAGAATGCAGTTAAAACGGGAGAGTTTGAAGCTCTCTTTTTTGATACCTTGGATGTAGATGAACAGAAGCTGATTCAGACAGTACAGCCGGATAAGGAACAGCTACTCCTGCAGGAGATACAACTTCTGACAGTACGTGAAAGACGGATGTTGAAGCGCATTGATCAGCTGCGACAGATGGAAGAACAGAAACTTGGAGCTGGTTCTGATGGAGAACATGTTCCTTCGGGAATGTCCGTAACAGAATTTAGTTCCGGTATAGAAAAAGGCAAGCCTACTGAACTGAAGAAGTACGAAGGAATTCTTGGACAGATTCAGTCCATTGAAGATGCGCTGACCAGAGTCCAGGCGAGAAAGCAGAAAGCAATTGAGACACTTCACAAGTTTGGATATGATGATGCGAAACTTGAGCTTGCAACTATGCAGCTTGAATTTGCAATGCTGAAACAGGATAACGTTGAGGAGAATACCACAGATGATGGATTTCTGGATGCAATGAATGCGACTGCGGTGGATGTTTGGGGTGATGAGAATGTATGACAAGATCAAAACCCTGAAAGAGAAACTGCAGAAAATGAAGACTAATCGGGGTAACAGCCAGATCAGTCAGACATTTCATTTTTCTCCATTTTCAAAAAAACAGAAGCAGGTTCTTACCTGGTGGTGCAAAGAGTCACCGGTACATGACAAGGATGGAATCATAGCTGATGGAGCTATCCGATCAGGAAAAACGATCAGCATGTCACTATCATTTGTTATGTGGGCGATGAGCTCGTTTTCCGGGCAGAACTTTGCAATGTGTGGAAAGACCATTGGTTCCTTCCGGAGAAACGTTTTGTTCTGGTTGAAGCTGATGCTCCTGTCCAGAGGCTATTCGGTCACGGATCACAGAGCAGACAATCTTCTGACTATCCGAAAAGATGGCAAAGAGAATTACTTCTACATCTTTGGCGGAAAGGATGAGAGATCACAGGATTTGATTCAGGGTATTACACTGGCAGGCGTGTTCTTTGATGAGGTTGCTCTGATGCCAGAGTCTTTTGTCAATCAGGCAACCGGACGATGCTCAGTGAAAGGTTCCAAGTTCTGGTTTAACTGTAACCCTGATGGACCGTATCACTGGTTCAAGGTCAATTGGATAGATAAGTGCGAACAGAAGAATATTCTGTATTTGCATTTTACAATGGATGACAACCTCTCTCTGGACGAAGAAATCAAAGCCAGATACCGGAGCATGTACATTGGAGTTTTCTTCAAACGTTACATCCTGGGACTGTGGGCGGCAGCAGAGGGCATCATCTATGATATGTTTGATGAAGAGAAGCATGTTCGAAATATCAAAGATTTCTTTCAGTTACTCATAGATGGTAATCGGTATGTATCCTGTGACTATGGTACTCAGAATGCAACAGTCTTCCTGCTATGGAATAAAGGCAGAGACGGCAAATGGTACTGTATTCGGGAGTACTACTATTCCGGAAGAGATAAAGGCAAACAAAAGACAGATTCAGAATATGCAGACGACTTGAAAGAGTGGCTTGATGGAACGAAGATTAAAGCGATCATCGTGGATCCATCGGCCGCTTCTTTTATCGCAGAACTTCGGAAGCGAGGATACAAAGTTTTGAAAGCAAACAATGATGTACTGGATGGAATCCGTCTGGTTGGAATGCTTCTGAATCTGGAAAAACTTGTTTTTGTTTCTTCCTGCGTAGAAACGATAAAAGAATTTGCTTCTTATATCTGGGATGAAAAAGCAATGGAACATGGTGAGGATAAGCCGGTAAAACAGCATGATCACAGCATGGATGCTGTAAGGTATTTTGTAAGTACAATCTTAGGTCATAAGATGGCAAGATTTAGAGAAGTCAGGAGGTGAGAGAGATGTATACGTTTACGATTCCAAGGGATGAGTTTGACGAACTCAGACCTGATAAGCAGATGATCAGAAAGTTAATCGGTAAGCACATCGGTCTTGTTGGTCGTTTGAAAAAGAATATGAACTATTACCGGGGCAAACATAAGATCTTGGACGATGAGAACCGAGAAAATAAGCTGGTATGTAACCATGCAAAGGATATCTCGGATACAGCCAGCAGCTATTTCATTGGTAATCCAGTGTCCTATAAATCAGAGAATGATATCACAGAACTGACAAAAGCTTTAGAGGTTGCCGGAGCTGATGAAGTAGATGGTGACAATGGCTTGGATCTTTCGATATATGGTCTTGCATATGAGTACATCTATGTGAAAGAAAATGAAGCATACCTGTGTGATAAGAATATTTCTGCAGAGAACACCTTTATGGTTAGAGATGACAGCATTGAGGAAAATGAACTCTTTGCTGTCTATTATTATGCAAAAAAAGATGATTCCGGAACAAAAACGACTCAGTACATGGCTACGATATTGACTCAGAATTATAAATTTGAGTTAAGTATCCTGAATACTGATGGCAGTCAGGAAACCACAGAAGAGCCTGTTCCTCATTATCTGGGAGAAATCCCTATTATTGAATATCTGAACAACAAACTTGCAATCGGTGACTTTGAACTGCAGATTCCGCTGATCGATGCATATAACGCGTTGATGAGTGACCGTATCACGGACAAAGAACAGTTCATTGATTCGATTCTTGCCATCTATGGAACATTGCTTATAGATGATGAGATAGAGGAAGACGGCGAACAAAAGGATGGTGCAGAAGCTGCCATGAAGCACCTTAAGAAGAGAAAGCTGTTGGAGATGCCGGATGGCACCAAAGCAGAGTATTTGACAAGGACATTTGATGAAGCTGGTGTAGAAATCCTAAAGAAAGCAGTTGAGCAGGACATTCACAAGTTTTCACATATTCCATGTATGACAGATGAAAGCTTTGGAGGCAATGTATCTGGTGTGGCTATGGAATTTAAGCTTCTTGGCATGGAGAATATCACGAAGATCAAGACCAGATATTACCGCAAAGGATTGAGAAAAAGAATTCGCATATTCTGTAATTTTCTTGCAAAGAAAGAAAAAACTGTGGATCCGGAAGGAATTACAATGACTTTCACCAGAGCTCTTCCAAAGAATCTTCTGGAGATATCTCAGATGGTATCTAACCTCAAAGGTATTGTGAGTCAGAAGACGTTGCTTGCTCAGATTCCATTTGTTGAGGATGTTGACGAGGAATTGGCTGCAGTGAAGAAAGAATCCGAAGAGAGCCTGAAACAGCAGCAGGAGATGTTTGGCATGCAAGGAAATGATCCGCCGGAAGATAATAATCCGGATAATTCATCACAGAAGAAAACAGAAGAGAAAAAAGTAGATGAGTGATTACTGGGAAAAAAGAGCTGCCTGGGACATGTATGAACGTATGGCTGATGCAGAAGACAATGCAGATCTTGTAGCCAGAATATATAGGTCTGCATCCGCTCAGATTGTGTTTTCAGCTCAGGATATATTTGAGAAGTACATGACAAAACACAAATTGTCAAAAGCTGAGGCTTGGAGATTCCTGAATAGCTTTCAGGATAAAGATTCCATTCAGAAGCTGCTTCTTGAGATTAAGAATAAGGACTCTGGAAAGAATAAACAGGAACTTCTAAAGGAGTTGGAAGCACCGGCATACAGAGCCAGAATCGAAAGACTGCAGAGACTCCTGCAACAGGTCGATACAGTCATGCAGAATGTATATCAACAGGAACAGCGGTTTGATACAAGCTTTTTTGAACAGCTTGCTGAGAATGCTTATTACAGGACGATATACAATACGCAGCGCAAGACTGGATTAGGCTTTAGTTTTTCTCATGTTGATCAGAAACAGATTGAGCGAGCACTTCGGATGAACTGGTCAGGAAAACATTACTCGAAGCGTATCTGGAAGAATACGGATGATCTTGCAAAAACGATCAAAGATGAATTACTTGTTAGCCTTTTGACTGGTAGGACAGACAGGGAGACCGCTGCAGTGATCACTGAGAAATTTGGCGGAGGGGCAATAGCTGCACGCAGATTGA